AATACGCCAGCAGTACCATCTGCAACCATTACATTACCGCTAACTAATGCACCAGTTACCACGTTAAATTGACCAGTGGCAGCTCCAACATCAGGAATGCTATAAACAGAAGCCTGACCATGAGATGCGTTACTAATTGTAACAGCGTCATCTCCCGCATTGTCTACGGCTAAAAGGTTTAACGAACCAGATGCTGCGGTAGTTGGAAATGCTGTGACTTTACCAGAGAATCCACCAGCAGTAGCACCACTTACTAAAGCGCCAGCTGTTGATGTTATTATGCCACTTGCAGTTAATGTAGTTATTCCAGTGACGGCGCCTAATGCGCTCACTAAAACAACGCTGTTTATTATTGCGGTGCCACCAACGCCATCCCAAAGTGCAATAGCTGTATTAGTAGATGCTCCAGGACCAGTTACTCCACCAGCTCCTGCACTCAAAGCTACCCATGCAGCTCCCTGGTAGAACTGGAAAGTTGATGTGGTTGAGTTGAAAATCATCATGCCATCTACAACTGTAACCAAAGCATTACGTTGTGTAGTTGTCATTCGCATTATCAACAAAGAACCTGTAGTTGATTGCAGCTCTAATTGCGCACTTACAGGAACTCCAGAAACTTTGGTTACAGTTGGAATGTTATAAGCACTGCCAGCAGGTGTTTGTGCAGAGTCATTAACGTAATCTCCTACAAGCACACCACCGATAATTGGACCGCCAGTCTCTGCTTGCCCTAAATAGGTAAACAGAGAAGGTGGCTGAGGACTTAACGGAGAACTAAAAGCCATGATATTTTTTCCTTTAAATTAACCGTGATTGCCCCATGCAGCTCTTGGATTTGACACGCCAAATGAATAACGTTCCATCGCTTTACACTGTAAATTATCTGTGGAAAAATCGGCGTATACGTCAGTTTCAGCAGTCTCACGAACGTAATGCTTAAACCCATCTTGTGCATCCGTTAAAAGATACCAAGCATTCCCGCCTGACACTTGCGTAACGAATTGATTGGTACGATAACCCATCGGCACGCTTGCAGTGTTGTACACAGCATTGATGTCGTTGTTAGCAGTGTTTACACGAAACGCTGACTCTAACAAACGGTCCGCAACAAATTGGTTTTGTACGCCAACAATTAGTTTGCGAGGTTTTGTCATTACGATTAAACCTGCTTGATCTCTAAATTGTTGTACACCAATTATCGCTTGCTCCAATGATGCTTCATTCAAATCTGAAGTCACAGCTGGAGCGTTAGCGTAAGTGCCACCATCAATTGGATGTGCAGTTGAGAACAATGCTTGACCATCACCTATAGGAAATGCTGCGTTAAATCCGTTGTTTAATACGGATGCACCAAGCACTTCTTTTGTTTGTGCAAGTGATGCTTTCAATGCATTAGCCATCATTGGGAATCTGTTTTTATACAAATTGTCAAGCATCGCCATTCTAGTTATAACAAAACCTAAAGCAACGGCTTTATGGTTATAGTTAGTAACAATACGTTGACCCATGTCATCCATCGCAGTTGCAGCGCCTTCAGCACGTAATTGTGCAAGTCCGAGGAACTTCATTTCAACTTCAATTTCAACGCTTTTATCTGATTTATGTGTTTCAAATATTTCTGGCCACTGAGCCGGATACTTTGCATAATCACCGAACACAGCCGCTAGCCCTGGACGTAACAGTTGTGCTTCATCTGCTAAATTAATTGCCATTCTCTAAATCTCCCTATTTATCTCAGCTTAAACGCCAACTGTACCAGTGCCACCTTCGTAGACATGGTTGTTAATCTTCACATACGCATTGTTATATGGAAGCCCAAATACGTTGCCTGGTTGTGGAACCAACTCAACAATTTTTAAATTGCGAGTAGCGTTACCAGTTGCCATCGTAGTGCTATCTAATGCATAGGCTGATTGACCGGTAATAGTAGATCCAGTACCAGCAATAAAGTTAGCATTGCTGCCGATGTCGGCTTGATTGAATGCATCTCCAGCAACAGCGCCATCAGTTTGTATGTCATAAAGAACGGTTGGGTCATCAACTACATATGCTTCAGCTCCAGCCGATGCTAATGTTGCTGTGCTTGCTGGCCAGTAAGGTGAAAATATAAAGGTTTGTGCAGCGTTTTGATATTTGCATCCCCAGAACACACCGATGACCGCACTACCGGCTACGCCGATTGCTAAGTAACCACTTCCAAGTGTTACTGGATCACCTTTGAATAAACTTGTGGCGTATGCATTGGAAATTGCATAGGGACTTAATTGTCCATTCCATGTAGAACCGTTTTGATGTTTACGAGGTTGTAAACCTTGAGGCGCATTTGTGCCGTAACTCATTTCTCTCTCCATTTATGTTTACAAAATATTTTGAAAGTTTCCCTTCGACCGTATCACGGGGCGGTCCCCCCAAATATTTGCAAAAATGCAGAGATTAATAAGTCTCGACCAAATTAAAGAGTATGGCCCCCTCTAGCAATTAGTAGGCTGGAAATTGCTATCCAGCTGCTAACAGCTTAAGTGAGCAAATTCAGTTTGTCAAACAACAGCTAATCTTTGAACGATGTTGTCTTAGTTTTCATAACAGAAGTTTCATTTTGATAAACTTTTGTTTGCCAACCTGACTCACGAGCAGCGTTTGAGTTCATGTCTTGGTGAACAGGTAATGAAATCATACTTTCATGAGATGCTTTATGCTCCATCTCCCTTTCAATCTCACCGAATCTTGTAGGTCTTTTAACTAGAACTAAACCTTTGTAATGTATGTAGCCCTTTAACGGACTCTCACGACCATCAAAAGTTGCATTAACTAAATCAAGTCTTTCTTCAGCTGTGACTGGAGTCCAACCACGCTTTTGTAGCTGAGTCATCCGAGCTGTATCTACTTCGCCGTGAAAACTGTCACGCGCCCAATGGTATTGCCAACCTTCCGGAATTCTATCAATGTGAAGAGGATCAGCAAAACCCATCTGCAACATTTTTGTTATTTCGTCATCTCTCATATCAAAATATCTATCTTCCGATATGCGACCAGATCTAAGTTGATCGGCATTTGAAGTAGGTGCCACTTCTTTTTTAGCAGTGCTCATATGTTCTCCTTAACTATTAACGCTTGTAATTTTCATATCCATAACGGTTAGACTTTTGAATTTCCAACTTATGTTTTGCATAAGTCTCTGGAGTCTGCCCCATTAATTTTGCAAACTCTCGTTCTTTTGCAGTTAAAACTACTCTGTTTGGATTCTGTGGAACAGCCATTCCTTTAGATGAGGAAACTGGAGCTACACTTTGTCTAATGTTTTTCATATTTATATTCACCCTTCCATTGGATTTTTGACGCACTGGCTCTTCTGGTTCTGGCTCACCATAATTTTCAGATATATATTTATCTAAAGCATTATAATAATCCTGACCAAAAACTCGATCTTCACGACCTTCCCTCACAAACTTACGCTCTAATATTGCGGAATAGTCCTGAACATCTGCTGCCATTTCTGGGTCATAATCAGGAGAGTTTCCGTTTATCCATGAATTGCTTGATAACCATTCACGAGTCTCATCATTAACTTCAAACTGCTCTTGCTGTTGAGTTTGTTGCGGCTGACGTTCTTGACTTTGTTTATCTTGCTCTTGCTGAGACTTGTAGTAACTTTGCTGAGCTTTCCATCTGTCATTTTCAGACTTCTGATTATAAGCTTCAGCTAGTGCTTCATCGGCTTTTAATAAAGCATCTGTGTCAGCCGTTTCATAAGCTTCTTTCTTTAAACTTTTGGCATGGTCAATTTTGTATTGAATAGACTTTTCATAATAAGATGTAGCTGCTTCATTGCTTTGTAAAGCCAACTGCTGCAATCTTAAATTCTCTTTTCTTAATTGTTCAACTTCATTCTGCGCTTGATACTTTTCACGCTGAACACGATTAAACTCTGTCTTTAAAGATAATTTATTTTTCTTCTTTTCTTTCTTCTCAGGCTTATCTTCCTCTTCTTTTTCTTCTTCTTGTTCATCGTCAGTAGTATCTGGAGACTCTTCTACTTGTTTGACTTCATCTCCTTCAACATCATAAGAATCTTCGGCAGAATTCTCACCCTGCTCTAATTCTTCATCAACAATCTCAATTTCGGACTCTTGATCATGTCCACCTGGAGGCGCAACTATATTGTCTTCATCTACCATAAAAAAACATCCCTGTTGAAAATCCCTGTTAAAACTTAGTAAGAACCTCTTTTAGCGTATGATGGATTGTCAATGACCATCCCAATTTTATCATCATTTATTAGCATAACTGGTCGACCACGATAATCAAGTTGCATTCCATCATGACGGCCAATTACTACCCAATCGCCAACTCTGCACCAAGCACCTGTGTCTGCAAACTTTGTACCCTTGTATGCCATTGGCCCCATCTGCACAACCATGCCAGTACAAGATCTAAATCTATCTTGGCTTGAAATTGTGTCTGGCGCTTCAATAAGGCTTGCAGAACCGTCAGCATTTTTTAGTTTGCCGCCAGTTGTATATAAAGCTACCAATATTTGAAAACCACATGTTTTTCTAGGTGGGGGGCACCCCAAGAAATCCTCAACCTTTTTCCTGGCATCAGGAATATCGTACACATTATTTTCAGGTTCTATGTTAGTAAAACTCTCGATCATCTCTGCTTGACTCATCTGCTGCTTCTCCGCTCTTAAATAAAACTTCTTGCTCATACAACTTTTTATAAACTTGTTGCGCAATTTCATAGGCTTCTTCAAGCCCGATCTTTATGCCGCTAACATGCTTATAATGATCAAACGTATTACAACCATGATGCGAAAGAGGATGGGAGACTTCTTCTATCCTCTTTCTTAATGCTTGATAATAACTGGCGCAAAACTGCTCTGCCATTTTTTATCTCTTTTTAATTGGTTTACCTGCTGGAGTCGCTTGGTCATGGCGTATTTTGCCAACTCCACCTGCCGCCATCTTAACGCAGCCACCTTTTTTCATAGGAGCTTTATCACGAGATGCTAATGACATTTCAGCATTAGGATTCTTAGCACCTTTAACCAAACCACCAGCCGCATAAGGACGTGGCTTTTCTTTGCCCACTGCTGAAGATGGCATCTTTTCTTTTAAAGAAGCACTTGCAACTTTGCCCATCAATTTCTCAGCTTTCGCACGCATTGCGTCTTTACCTTGAAAACCAGCTTTGTATTCCATATTAATCTCCCTGTTGTTTCTTAGCACTAGCCCTTTGTGCGGCTTCCCTTGCGCGAAGTTGCGCCACCTCTAAATCTACTTCAGACTTTTCTTCTGCAATAGCCAAGTCTGCTTCAATCTTCATCTGCTCAGTCTCGTTCCTTTCTTCAGCAATTTCCAGGTCTGCCTCAGCTTTACGCTTATCAGTTTCAAAACGCAATTGAGCTTTCATAGCTTCTAATCTATTACGCTCTTGAGCTTCTTCGTTCTTCAACTGAGCAGCTCTATCTTTTTGCTTAACTTCTTCCATCATCACCAATACTGGATCTAACGGTTCAGGATTCTGAGCTTGAGCATCTTGCTGTTGCTGCATTGCAATTTGTGCTGCTTGTAATGCAATAGCATTTTGAATTTGTGGGTCTTGAATCTGATCTAGTGGTGGCAATTGGAATCCTAATGCATTCTCCATCTCTAAACCATATTGCATTGCACGATGTTCATGAATGTGCGCTTTCAACGCCTCTATGTCAGGGTTCTCTAAACTAAATGCTTCATGCACAGCAATGTGGGCATTATGGTCTTGCCATACAGCAGCCTTTAATGGCTTGCCTTCCATTGCATTCTTATTCTCGCTAATTGGATCTAACGGCAGAGTATTTTCCGGCAACGGTAATAATGCTTCAATGTCTTCAACATTCATTGACTGATACATTCTAAAATATGCATTTCTTAGATTGTGCAATTCAGGATTGCTTTGCGCCAACCTTAATATTGCTTCTGCGTGCATCATTCTTTGAGTATTAGTCGTTAGATTTGGATCTGAAACTGGAACTATTCTAATGTCATCTGTAAAATCTTCACGCTTAATAAAGTGCGACATTCCAGGTATTTTTAATACTCCTGGATCATCTTCCAACCCTTGCGCAAATAAATTATATAATAACTCTAGCTCATCACTTAATGACATGTGTAAGGAGCGCATAACTGAAGACTGAACTTTAGTTTGAACTTCCAGCATGGCCATAGTTGTGCCAACAGGAGTCTCACCACTCATGTCAGCAATCTTCAAGTCAGAAGTTGCTGCTAACTCTTCAGTGTCGGCTTTTAACCCTTCACGTAAATCTTTTAATACAACCGATGGCTCATTGTATGGCATCGTCATGATTGCATCTTTAATCGGCAATCCACCAGTTTCGATTTCTCTAAACTCTGACGGGCCAATGTTTAAATCGTTTTCTTGTATGCGTAGACCTTTTACCCTCAATCCTCCTGGGAAGTTTTTTAGGCAGCCAGCATCTATTAGTTGTCGCAACACAGCAGTTAATGCAATTGCGTTAGAGCCTAGTAATTGCGCATAACCTATGCCGTAGAAACCAAAGCCTGGTAGCAAGTCATACTTAATGAAACATTGAATACGCTCGAATGTATCATCACTTTGTTCCCAGTTACGGCGAACACTTATTACTTTATTTTCACACTCTAATATAGTAACGATATAGGGGAGGGGCATTCCAGTAGGATTACCTTCTTCATCTGTATGCTCGAAACCTTCTAAGTCTACGTCAACATGAATTTCATATAGTTTTAATTTCTTTTTGTTATCCAGTGAGGCAACAGATACACCTTCGTTTTCACGAACAGCTACATCAACCTCATCTTCTTCACCTTGGTCTTCACCAGATACTTTATTAATATCTATGTCTGTATAAAAACCTTTTAACATTAAAAGCATTAATTCTTTTTTGGTTTTATACATTCTATGACTTAAACGAGATGCAGAGAATATACTTGATGCTTCTGGATCTGGAATAAAGTCTTGTGGGTCTATAAATCTTGAAATAGGTCTGCGAGTTAAGGGCGATTGATATACTTTCTTATATGCTGACCCAGCTAGCCCTACATACAATAACATTCGGATAGTGTCAGGATAATAATCCTTGTCTACCTTAGTTAAATAATAATTCATCCAAGCTTTTAAACGCTCACCTTGATCTTCAGCTTCCGGTGTCTTACGCCCAATAATTTGTGAACGTGCTGGACCCTCAGATGGCAGCAACTCAGCTCTCGCGGTTGCCCAAAATCTAAATAATGCCTTGGATAGAGTGGAGTCAAATGCAGAACATGCATTCATAAATGGATAGTTGCGACTCTCTTCAACTTTGATGCCTAGGTACTTCATGCCAAGCTTTACAGCTTTTTCCCAGCCTTCGCGTGCAACCAAGTCATCTTTAATTTTTTCCAGCAAATCAGAAGCTAAATCATCTTTAACTTTATCATCTAATTCGTCACAAAGATTTCTGTCAAATGCAGGAGGAACTTCTGGCTCTAAAAATTCTTCAGGGTCACCAGCGCCTTCGACATCGAAAACTTGTGAGCCGTCCTCTAGTTCTTCAAATGGAACTAAATCAGGAAGGTAAGAATTTGATGAAGAATCATCGTTATTCCCCTCTTGATTGTCTAAATTATAAAATGGCGATCCATTTGCCATGTGCATTCCTTTGAGTCAGTGACATTAGTTTAGGGCATCTCCTTGACAATAACAAGCCATTCAGATAAGCCGAACAGCTTGCCCCAACTACTTGCTAGTATATTCCATATCTAAAACTGACGCAGCATTATCTACAAATTTAGTAGCCTCTTCAATATAACCGTTTACAGTGCCAATGTCTTGCCAGCGACCATGTTTCATAATCGCGCTCATAGAAGCTCCTCGCTTTGCAGCTTCAGTTGCAAAACCACGCCTCAAGCTATGGCCGCTATATCTTTCAGCATCTGGGAAGTCACACGCCAATGCCACAGCCTTGATAGCAAGATATAAAACATCAATATTAACAGGCTTTATAGTAGTCAAAATTTTACCCCCAGAAGATAATGGTGGAAATAAAAACCCAGTTTTTAGATCGACCTCCTTAATCCAAGCCTTTAAAATCACGACCGGACATAACCCATTCTTCATAAAAGGGATAGCGCATACCTGCCCCTTACCTTCTTGGTCGGTCTTAGAGCGCGGTATTAATATCTCAACCCCATCTTTGGTAAAGGTCAGATGGTCTAATCTTATGCTTACCAACTCACTACGCCTAAATGCCCCAAAGAAACCAATCTGCAAAAGAACATTATTTCTCTGCGCAGTTAAAGTGTCTACAGTGCTGTAATATGCATCAATCTTTTTCATGTCCTCAACAGTCAAAGCCTTGGCTTTTTTTAACGGCGTACTATAAGTATTCTTGATCCCCTTGAAGATACGCTTAACCATTTCATCATCAGTTGGATCTACAAAATTATTTATCCGATGGTAAAAGCGCAACGCCTTCAAATGACGCGCAATAGTGTTTGGGTTATACTCCTTGGAAACCTCAGAAAGATACCTGACAATATCCCTGGGGGATGCCGGAAGCTCATAACCCATACCCCGAAACTTATTCAAATCCGACTTATAATTGAGCCTGGTGTTCCTAGATATCGAATTATCATACATTTTTTGCGCATGTTCAGTCTGCGCACGAATAGCCCTCGGATCGTTAGATTGCATCAAGCCCACAATTATGTCCCCCTATGTAATTGAATTATATAGTATACCGAACATGATTGCATTTGACTAGTATTAAATTAATCTTTACATTAAAGGCAACATTTTAAGGATAAAAGACATGAGCAATGAAGCAGTTTGTGACATCACCATTTCAGCATTAAAAGATTTATTAAAAAACTTTCCTCGTAAAAAATCCGGTTTCCAAGAATACTGTAAAGAGAACATGATTATCGAGATGGAAGAATTAAGCGAGGGCATGGCCTTAGAAGTCTTGGAGATGCTAGATAGCGCGTCATATATTCGAGTCATCAGAGCGAAAGAGCAAGCTAAAAGAGCATTGTATGATGAAGAGCTATTAAATACTTTTAATGAATATTTGGCAGATCACAATGATGATTTTATAATAGTAGACCAAGTTAAAAATTGTTATTTATTAAACAAGCGCATATTCATTCACGTTCAAACCAAAAATAATAACTCGGTATTCCAGCCCTTTGAACGAGTTAATGAAAATATGTACTTCATCACTGTGATAGTTAAGCTAACAGAAGACTTTACCCCAACTCCGCTAATTAGTAAGTTCATGTCACGCAATTGTAAGATAATAAAACTCAACCATATAGATTCTGTAGTGATGGTCTTAGATAGGATATCTTAATGTCAACAAGCGGTATGGAAGCTGCGAAACTTGCATCAAAAAGAATAGCTATGGAAGAGATGCTCTCACGCAGAAGAGCAGAGAATTCTTTCCATGAGTTTGTTAGACAAGCTTGGCCACTAGTCGAAGGGAACAATCCTTTCATAGATGGTTGGCATATTGCCGTTATATGTGAGCACCTTGAAGCATTAGTGAGGCGTGAGATTAGATTCTTGCTAATAAATCTCCCACCAAGATGTAGCAAGCCAGTTGCTCAAGACACTTTGGTGTTGAAAAATAATGGCGAGCGAGTCAAAATAAAAGACATTAAGATTGGCAATAAGATCTTAACGCATAAAGGTAGATTTAAAAGAGTCAATAATAAATTTCATCAAGGCGAATTGGAAACCTTAAAAATCACGACTCATTTGGGTCGAGAAGTTATAACCGCTTTAGATCATCCTTTTCTTACTGCTAACGGATGGGTTGAAGCAAAAGATTTGCAAATAGATGATGTGTTAGGCTCCCCCAAAGTTAAGAAAGATTTTGGCATACCAATACAAGAAGAAGAAGCGCGTCTTTTAGGTTATTTTGTTGGTGATGGATGCCTTGTGAGTTCAGCATTAAATATTACAGCATGTGACGAGTTAGAAATGAAAGACATAGAACATTGTTGTGATGTTTTAGGGTTCACCGTTAAGCGCCAACGGTATCAGTTAAGTAAAAGACCCGCTCATCATAACATCAATACAACCAGGCTAAATATTAGTCGTGGGATTAATTATCCTAGAGATTGGGCAAGAAGACATAATATTCATGGGAAAAATTCTTATACGAAACGTGTGCCAAAATGCATAATGGAAGGTGATTTCTTAACGATAAGAAATTTTATCGGAGCATATTTTGCATGTGATGGAACTTTTAGCAAGAAAGGAAGAGACAGGAGAGATTCCGCAGTAAGCGCAACCTCGGTTAATCGTGAGCTATTAGTAGATGTGCAACATTTATTTCAAAGATTAGGACTCAGATCTAGAATTAGAAAAAAAATACAGAAAATAAAAACAAAAAAGCAAGGAGATAGTTACGTTAGCTACATGCTTGAATTAAGCTCGCAAGATGATCTATCTGCATTTCAAAAATTAATACCTGTTATCCATGCAAAATATAAAGATTTTTTAGATAATAGATTTATTAGACAAAAATTTGATATGGATATTTTGCCTGATCCAATTATAAGTATTGAACCTAATGGACTTGAAGAATGCTATTGTCTTGAGGTAGACGATGATCATACATTTACAGCAAATGATATAATCGTTCATAATAGCACTTTGCTATCGGTCTTGTTCCCAGCATGGGTCTGGCTAGACCACCCAGAGGAAAGATTTTTATACACCTCTTATGCCCATAGTTTATCCACTAGAGATAGTACGCGCTGTAGGCGTGTTATAGAATCTGACTGGTATCAGCTTAGATGGAAGGAAAAGTTTTACTTACTTTCAGATCAAAACTCTAAAGTTAAATTTGATAACGATCAATCAGGATACCGACAATGTACATCCCAGAATTCATCAGCTACTGGTGAAGGTGGATCTATATTGGTGGCAGATGATCCAAATAATGCTAAAGATACCGAATCTGATTTAATCAGAGAAAGTCGTAATACATGGTGGGACCAAGTATGGTCTACTCGTATGAACAATCCAAAACGAGATTGCAAGATTGTAGTGCAGCAGCGCATACATGAGAAAGATATAACAGGACACATTATTGGAAATGATGATAATAATTCATGGACAAGATTAATCCTGCCGATGGAGTTAGAAACCAATCGCCGAGCTAAAACAATTATACTGCCATCCACTAATGGAAAAATCTGGGAAGATCCACGCGAGAAGGAAGGCGAACTATTATGGCCTGAACGAATTGGGCATGTAGAGCTTGCGCAGTTAAAACAAAGCTTAGGCTCTCAATATCGTATAGCTGGACAGCTACAGCAGCGCCCAGCTCCTGAGTCTGGCGGTATTATAAAGAAGCACTGGTTCAAATGGTGGAAGTATGCAAAGCCTCCAAAGATTGAACACACAATTCAAAGTTGGGATACAGCCCTTGGTGCTAAAGATAGTAACTGCTATTCAGCATGTACAACTTGGGGGCTATTTCTCGATGATGAAAATCGAATGAACATTATCTTGTTAAGCCTATGGCGCGGTAAATTAGAATATCCTGAGCTACGCCAAATGGCACAGCGTATGGCTCAAGATTATAGAGATGATGATTTGAATGATCCAATCTCACCTGATAGACAACACACCCCTGATTTAATTTTAATTGAAGCGAAGTCTTCTGGTATATCTTTAATTCAAGATTTACATAAAGCCGGTGTGATTGTAACAAGGTTCGATCCAGATAAGCATGGCGATAAGATATTGCGGGTTCGATTAATTACGCATTTAATAGAAGCTGGTAAAGTTTGGCTACCTGCAAAGCCACCTGAGTTCACGCGCCTACGAGACTATGCCGATTTAATGTGCTCACAAGCCAGCATATTCCCAGCCGCTGAGTCCAGGGACTTGGTAGATACAATGACGCAGGTGTTACTCAGAATGCGTGACAGCGGCTATTTGAGCAACCCATTGGATGTAAATACCTTTGATGAGGAGACAAGTGGAGGAGGCACCAAATCGCAAAGACCATATTACTAAGTAAACAACTCATAATATAGCGCCCAATGCTCTTGCTCAGAATAGAGGTGTTCTAGCGGTACGATTCGCTCTTCATGATCATTGCCTTCTCTAAACCATTGGTAAAAAGTTTGGCTGTCTATTTGAAGCTCACGAAATACTAATGTTGAACAACTATCAAACATGGCGAATCTACAATGTAAAACTGGGGGACGGAGAGATTAACATTACCTATTTTGTAATGACAACTTATTCTGCCGGTGGATGATAATCCGCTTCAAACAAAGGATAGAACCTAACTTCCTCAATATGCGACCGCTCAATCTCAGCCTGTCTTGAAAAAGCATTACGATTAAATATGAAAGATACTAGTACAACACCCATCAGTGTGAAGATAGTTACTAAAAAGGTAATATAAATTAATAATTTGGTGAAGTCTGAAGCCCCACCCAGTAACGATAAACTCATAATAAATTCCATTTATAAAAGAAAAGCCAAGGTTTTAATCTTGGCTTCCCTAACTTTTCTATCGTTTGCGAAACCACACACTCTTTGTTCGGGTAAACAAAAATAAGAACTTAACTAGGTGACCGTCTAGCCAAACACTCAATAATAAGATAGCATAATGATTCACAACCAGCAATACACATAAGGAAATATAATGGCACTTAAGGGACTAGATTTATTAAAGTATGCATCCGAGTTGATAACCGCT